ATGACGACCACCAAAACGTGGACACGTCAGGCCATCAAAGACGAGCTGCTCCGTCAGAACAAAACTCTGACCGGGATAGCTCGCGATGCTGGCCTTAACGAAACTGCATGCCGCCAAGGATTTATCGGTTCAAACCGCAAAGGGGCTGAAGCGCTCGCTGCAGCTCTCGGCGTTCCGTTCCGCGAAATGTTCCCCGACAGCTACACACGTGGCCGTCATGATGCTGGCGAAACTAGCAGCAACCCGAAACCGAACGCGAGTCAAAAACGTGCTGCGGCGATAGACAATGCCCGAGGCGTTGCATGACCGCCATGTCTGCCCGCATCGCATCCGTAGACACCGCCGCCGCCACCCCTCTCACGATGGAGGTTCCAGCCGCTGCAGTTCGCATTCCCTCCGATCATCGTAAACATCACCCGAACGCCATCCAGGCTCTCGCCGAGGACATTGCCGTCCATGGCCAGCGCCAGCCGATCGAGATCGTCCGTGAAGGGAATGGCTATCGCCTGATCTTTGGCGCGCTTCGCCTGCAGGCGCATCTTCACCTTGGCCGGCCCACTGTGCCGGCGATCATCAAGGAAGCCGACCAGTTCGTTTCCGAGGCCGCCATGCGCCTCGTCTCGATCTCGGAAAACATGTTGCGCGATCCGCTGACGATCCTCGATCGAAGTGTTGCGATTGCCGATTGGTGCGCGATCTACCGGGCTGCACAGCCTCGGCTCAAGCCCGGCCCGAAGCCGGCGAATTCGGTGCAACCCGAATTGAGTGCAAACTTTGCACTGAATTCCGATGAGGCGTTCCAGGCGCAAAGCGATGCCTTTTCCGCTTCATTCTCAGACGCGGCCAGCGCCTTCCTCAATATCTCCCGGAGGAGCGTGTTCAACGCTCTGAAGATCGCCTCGATCCCCGCCCTGCAGAGGGACCGCATTGCCCTTCATTGGTTGGCAAACAACCAGGCGGAGCTTTACGCCCTTGCGCAGATTGGCGAGCCAATCCGGCAGATCGGCGTGATCGATCTCATCCTGTTGGACCGGGCCTCCTCGATTGAGGACGCTATCGCTCTCATCGACGATCGTCCCCGGAACGCTCCCGCGAAATGGGAGCTGATCAGCCAGAAGTTCTCGCGGATGGCGGAGCCCGATCAGGATCGGTTCTTCGACCTCAACGAAGCTGCGATCACACGCTGGCAGGCGAAGCGGGGCCGCAAATAAATGGTCCGCAAGCGCGACACCTTCACCTTCGATCTTTTCAGGGATCTACAGCCCGAGCCAGTTGTCGAGCGCTTTGCCGGCGACGAGGTCAAGGCTTGGTCCCTGTCGGGTCGGCTGGCGAAGGCGATCGCGCTGACCATGGAAGACAGCGATCTAAGCCGGGAAGAGATAGCGGCGGCGATGTCCGACATCACCAAGGCTTCGATCTCCAAGGCCACGTTGGACGCATATTCCAGCCAAGCCAAGGAACAGAACCAGATACCGGCCGTCCGCCTTGCCGCCCTGGTCGCCGTCACCGGCGATGCCCGCGCCCTCAACGTCCTTCTCGAAGAGGCCGGGCTGATCGTCATTCCGAAGAAATACGAGGCACTCCTGAAGCGCGAGCGCGCCCGCGAAATGCGGGAGCTGCTGGAGCGTGAGGAGAAGGCTGCAGATGCCGAATGGAGGGCAAAACGTTGACCATGCTTAGGGACATTGCGGCCTTCTCGGCCATCGTCCTCTTCTCCCTGGGTGTCTACGCCTGGGCCGAGATCGGGGCGTTCCTTCTCGTTGCCGAGAGGATCATCAATTGATGGCCGTTCTCGAACATGCCGCTCGGCCGTCGATCTTCGAGGTGGCGGTTTACCTCTGCCTCTTTTGCGGCGGTACCACCTTCGCGACCTATCTGCTCGAACTCTGGCTGGCAGCGCGGCAACGCAGCTTGCTCCTGTCGAGCTGCCTCTTCGGGACGTCTGTCCTGACCATCTACACCCTTATTCTGATCGTTTACGCAGGGCTCTCGGCATGAAGGAATGGCTAACAGCCCGCGAGATCGCTGCGGAAACGCTGCCTGACATGCCGAACACCGAGCGTGGTGTGCAGCTTGTTGCGGAACGGGGCGCATGGGACACACATCCGACCTACGCTCGGTCCCGCAAGGGTCGTGGAGGTGGTCTCGAATTCCACTACCGCCTCCTGCCGACGCTGGCACAGATTGCATATGTTCAGAAGCACATGACGGTCGGCGCCGAGCCTGTCGAGCCGAAGACCATCATTGTTGATGCGCCGATCATTGCCGGCAAGGCCGGCGAAGAACGCGATGCCCGTCTGGCCATCATGGCGGCATTCGAGACCTTCTCTCGCGGTCTTCGGCTGAACAAGCAGGCCTGCATCGCCGTCTTCTGCGACAAATACCAGATGGGGTCGGTCAAGGTCGATGCCTGGGTCAAGGAACGCATTCCCACCGTTGGGCGCCGGACCCTCTGGCGCTGGTTGAGCGTGAAAGCTTGCGGAAAGATCGAGGCGCTTGCCGTCGATCGTAGCAAAGCTCGGGCCGGCAAGGGCATCCTTGAGACCGCCTACAACGGCGCGGTCAAAGCCTTCATCCTTGCATGGATTGCCACCAATCCGGCGCTCGCGGCCGATGCTATCCGGGGTTATGTCGAGGACGAGTACGGCAAGGAACTGCTGGACGCCAACGGAGAGCTGAAGGAACTGCCGCCGCTGCGGACCTTCCAGCATTTCATCAAGGGTTTGAAGGCCTCTGAAAAGGTTGTTCTGACTGCGATCACCAACCCCGACAAATATCGTTCGACCATGAAGCTGCGCGGTACCGGCAGCTATCAGTGGATCACGCGCGCCAACGAACTCTGGATGATCGACGCTTCGCCAGGTGATGCGATGCTGATCGACGGCCGGCACTCGATCTATGTGTGCATCGACGTTGCGACCCGCTGGATGACGATCACGGTCACCAAGACACCGCGCGCCTCGGCGGTCGGTCTCCTGATGCGCAAAGCCATCCTTCGCAGCGGCATCTGCAGCACGGTGAAGACGGATAACGGTTCCGACTTTGTCGCCCGCGATACCCAGCGTCTGTTCACGGCGCTGGACATCACTGCCGAGCGTTCGGAAGCGTTCACGCCCGAAGAAAAAGCTTTCGTCGAGCGCGCCATCAAGACGGTCCAGCACAGCTTCTTCACGCAGCTGCCCGGCTATATCGGTCACAATGTTTCGGAGCGGAAGGCGATCGAGGAGCGGAAGTCTTTCGCCCAGCGCCTCGGCGATGTCGAGATCGAGACCTTCTCAGCATCGGTTACCGCCGAGCAGCTCCAGCAGCAGCTCGACGACTGGCTGGAGTACAAATACCACCATGACCAGCATGGCGGCCTGTTCGGCAAAACCCCGGCCCAGGCGGTAGCGGAAAAGACCGATGTCATCCGTCGCGTCGACGAGCGAGCGCTTGACGTTCTGCTGATGCCGGTAGCGGGCAAGGACGGCATGCGCCGCATGACTGCCCAGGGCATCAAGATCGACGAGAATTACTACATCTGCAGCTCGATCCTTCCCGGTACCGACGTCTTTGTCCGCCTCGATCCGATCGACATGGGCAAGGTCTACGTCTTCGACCTCAAGGACGGCCGCTTCATCGACGAGGCGATCTGCCCGAAGCTCTCGAACATCAACCGCCCGGCGTTCGTGAAGGCGAAGAAGCAGGAATTCAACGCCATGGTCGCCGACCGGACGCGCGGGATCAAGGCGGACGTACGGGCTCTCCAGAAGGGACCGTCCGGCATCGAGCGCACCATTCGGCTTGCCAAGAAAAAGTCGGCGGAGCGCGAGGAGCAGAACGCCAACGTCATCCCGATGCCACGCCGCGAGGAGCCGCACTCGACACCTCAGATCTCTGCGGCACTGGACGCCATCAGTTCCGCCGACCGGCCGGCAACCTTCGAGCTGACGGCTGCGCAGATGGAAATGCATGCCCGGATCGAGCGCGAGCTTGGCCTTCAGCCACTGACGGCGCCGGAAGGCGCCACACCCATCCGCAAGGAAGAAACCCCGCAGCAACGCTTCCAGCGCTGGTTCGACATCGACCAGCGGTACCGCGCCGGTGAGCCCGTCGATGGCGAGCTGCTCATTGCGCTCGGCGAATACAAGGCCGGCGTCGAATGGAAGGTTCAAATGGGGATGCGGGAAACATTCGGCGATCAGGCGCCGGTTTTGCGTACCTGAAAAGAGAAACCCGCCGGCGGCAACCGGCGGGTCAATGGGAAATGCTTGAACACAAAGGAAGTAATTCAATGAACCAGAATGTCAATCCGCCAGTCGGATTTGGAACAGTCGCACCGCTGAAAAATGTTGCCGCTGCGTACAGCGTTGCCCTGAAAATCATCGATCGCCCGGCTGGCGTCGACGGCCTCGGCCTCTTTTACGGTCCCTCCGGGTACGGCAAGAGCAAGGCCAGCACGTTCGTCCAGAACAAGACGTCGGCCATCTACCTCGAAGTCTTCGACTTCTGGACCAAGAAGACGTTTTGCGAGGCTTTGCTCGCCGAGCTGGGCGTGGATAAGCCGAAAGGCACAATCGCCGGCATGATGATGCAGGCGCTTCGCCTCCTGCAGGACGATCCCAACCGGCTTTTGATCATCGACGAGGCAGACAAGCTGGTCGACAAGAACATGATCGAGCTGGTGCGCGACATCTACAAGGGTGCCCGCATCCCGGTTCTCCTGGTCGGCGAGGAGCTGCTGCCGCAAAAGCTTGCCCGCTACGAGCGGTGCGAGAACCGCGTCACCGCCTACGGCATGGCCAACCCCTCCGACATCGACGATGCGCGGGCCTTGGCGGCGATTTATCAGCGCAACCTGACGGTACGCGACGATCTGCTGGCCGAGATCGTCATCAAAACGAAGGGCGTTGCATCCCGCATCGTCACCTCGCTCGCAGAGATAGCGCAGTTCTCCCGTGCCAACAGCCTGACCGAGATCGGTCTGAAGGACTACACCGGTTCGTTCTTCACGGGCCAGGCGCCCCGGAGGGCTCGCTGATGTCGGCGGTCAACCTTCTCGTTCAGGGTGTCCGGCCCGTGAGAGCCGGAAGAGACTATTTTTGGCAGAAGCTGCTGGAAGCATCGCGCGACGGCGGCAGCGCCACGGTGAAAGAGCTTTTGGGCGTATGTGATCCGGGCCATGACGGCGCGCTGCGCTCCTTCCTGGCGCGGATGTATGATGCCGGCCACGTCGAACGTCTCGACGATCGGCCACCTTACCGGTTCCGGATATCGAAGCCGCAGCGCGACTGCCCGCTCATCAGCAGCGAAGGAAAGCCCTCGCAGAGAGGGCGGGCGCAGCAGCAGATGTGGAACGTCATGCGCCGAGCGCGCCTTGGTTTCACAGTCGAACAGCTGGTGATCGACGCCAGCACCGACGATGTTATCGTCGGCTACGAAACCGCCAGGGCTTACATCCGCCTGCTCGTCAGGGCGGGCGTGGTGAAGATCAGCCGAGATGCGCAGAACACCAAGGACAAAGTGTTCGTCCTAACAGGAAGCGGCAACACCGGGTCCAAGGCACTGCGCCGGATGCGGGCAGCCTTCATGTACGATCCCAATACCTGCACCGTCCTGGGCGAAGTCGTCGCCGAGGAGGAATGCCCATGATGCGCGGACCTCAAGCCGGCCGCCCGGCCGTCGACCACGTTGCGAAAGCCACCTCCGCGCATGGCGGCAAGCTGCCTGATTGGGTCCAGGTGCTTGCCGAGGCATGCCAGGGATCGAGCCAGAGCGCGATCGCCAAGAAGCTCGATTACTCACCGGCCGTCGTCAGCTCAATCCTGTCCAACACCTACCGGGGCGACGTGTCCCGCGTCGAGCTAATGGTTCGCGGTGCCCTGATGGCCGAAACCGTGCCGTGCCCAGCGCTCGGCGATATCGCCCGCAATGTCTGCCTCGACTGGCAGAGCAAGCCCTATGCGGCGACCTCGTCGCACCGGGCGGCCATGTACCACGCCTGCCGCAATTGCCCCTTCAGCCGCATCGCCGGCTCCAACCCAACGGGAGATGAAGAATGAACACGAGCCCTATTTCCAACCAGCTCCGCCTGGTGCGGCGCGAATTCGCGGAGTTCCGCCACGGCGGCGTGGTGCTGAGCAGCGAGGACGCCGAGTGCTTCGTCAAGCGTCTCGACGGGATCATCCTTGACGCCCTGAACCTTGAAGCAGCGGCCGAGCTTCGCCGCTGGAACAAGGAAAGTGCCCAGGAACGCGACCGGCTGATCACGCCCCGGAGCGTGGTGGTGCTGAACGCATTTCGGAATGACCCGAAAATCGTCCCGTTGTTCCCCGGACGCGGCCCAAACCATCCGCATAGCCGCTCCTAAGCGGCCTTCAATCCACCGTTCAACGTAGTTTCAAAGGACATCCACGAATGAATACCGCAGTCGCATTTTCAGAGCAGAGCCTGACGGAAGGCCTCATTGTCTTCAATGGCCAGCAGTTCATGATCAACGCCAAGGGCGGGCACGATCCGATCGGCACGGTCAAAGCCCAACACAAGCTTGAGGATCAGACGGTCCGCAAGTGCATCGCCTATGCGGAGGATCTCTCGGCGCAGATCGGTCGTTTCCGGGGCCACACCGCTGCAGATCTCACAGCTCTGGACACCCTGTTAGCCGAGCAATACGACGCCAAGATAGGTGGCAAAAAAGGCAATCGCACATATCAGACCTATGATGGCCTGATGAAGGTTCAAGTTCAGGTCTCCGACCAAATCGCCTTCGGACCGGAACTCCATGTCGCCAAAACCCTGATCGACGAGTGCCTGACAGAGTGGTCGGCAGACAGCCGGCCGGAAATCCAGTCGATCGTCACCAGGGCGTTCAACACGGACAAGGAAGGCCAGGTCAACCGGTCGGATGTCTTCATGCTGCTCAAGCTGGAGATTTCTGACGCGCGCTGGAACAAGGCGATGGATGCGATCCGGGACGCCATCCGCATCACCGGCTCTAAGGAATATGTCCGCTTCTATCGTCGCGCCAGCCAGCATGATCGCTGGGAGGCGATCACCATCGACATCGCTAAAGCGTGAGGTGGGGGTATGATCGATCGAACCTTCGAGAACATCCTCAACGCCATGGCCAACGAGTTTCAGCTCGACGGGCACGAGGTCATCGAAGCGGAGGGCGTGCAGTTCGCGCGCCTTTCGATCGATGACGAGAGTGGCCGGACGCACCTCGCCGAAATCAACCTGACGCGGATCGCCGACGCGATCGCTAGGCGGGTCGCATGACCCGGCCGACACTGAACTACCGCTCGAAAACAGAAGCGGTCATGGCGCTGAAGGCCCAGGGCCTCGGCGTAGACGCGATCGCTCGCAGGATCGGCAGCACCGTGAAGAACGTCGAGACGATGGCGCGTTATGCCCGGCGCCGGGGCCTTCCGCTGCCTGTGGAAGTCGTTGAGACGCTACTTTCCGACGACGTGCATCAGCGCCTGGTTCCGCAGGCACGCAAGCGCAAGGTCACCGTTGACAGGCTGATCGTGCAACTCATCACGGCGATCGCCAACGACAACATGGTCGATGCGGTCCTCGACGACAGAGGTGCGGCATGAACGATCACTTCAAGCCGGCCCGCATCACCGAAGATGCAATCCAGCATCTGGATGCCGCGCTCAAATCGCTGTGCCTGGAAGCCTTCCGTGGCGACGACATCGCAGACATGCGCCCGGTGGAGCATTTCACGATCGCGGAAGACCTCAAGCGCATTGATTCCGCGATCGGGCCGAAGGGCGAGAGCATCTTCGCCCGCATCGCCGATAGCATCCAAGAGGCCTACGTCGAGATCCTGGCGGCACGTGCAGCTTTGGCATCACCAGCCCCCCGAAGGAGGTAGGAAGATGAGCGATGGATATTACTCGCTGCAAGGGACTAACGGGACATCAGAAAGGTGTCTGTGGACGCTCGGTGGCCGGCTTTTCAATCAGCACATCACGCCAACTGTCCCTACCTTTGAACGTTGGTGGATCATCGGCGTAGTAGAAGTTCTTGCCGAGCTTAAGGGCGAGCTTCGGCCACTCGTCATCAAAGAAAAGAAAACGGCCAAATTTACATCCCGAAAAGTCGCACTCCTCAAAACGGCTTTGCTCCAAGAAGTCCAGGTCAAAGGATTTGATCTCGCACTTTCTAAACTGACACTTCTCATACAGGGAATCCCAGACCTCGCAGCGATAGAACGAGACGCGCTCAAACGATCTGGCTTCGGATCTGATCTCGCTGAGCGTGGTGAAGTCTATCCTGCCGCCGGTGTACCATTGCGAAGCGAACCCTCTTACGGTCGGCCATTGGTGAGCATCATCGTGAGAGCTGAACGCTGCATCTATCGTAGAGGACACGCCCGATTCGGCAGCTCTGTTGAGAGCCCGGCGCGCGTTTCTGACGGTATCGTTGTCCAGCAAAAAATTCCCGTGGTAGTAGCCCGCCAAGATGTCCATGGCCTGGATGGAGTACTTCCGCTTTACATCGTTCGAAATCAAAACATCAAGCGAGGCGATGCCTGCCATAACCTGAGGCTGCTTTTCGTTTTCGGTGATAAACTTCGCTCCCTCCTGCAGGAGTTTCACCAAGTTCTCGTCCTCCTTCGCATCATTTTGGCGAATAACCTGCGAAAGTTGGTCAATTTGCTGCTGCAGTTGCGCAGCTTGCAAGTTCAGTTGTTTGGTCGAGAGGATGCCGCGCCACACAACGGTGAAAAACGTCACGACAGCGCCGATTGCAACGCCGAACGGCGCAAACGTTTGGGCGCGGTAAACCGCGTCCTGCCCTTCGCGGCTGAATGTCCACAACGCGCCGAACCCAAATGCGACTACCGCGAACGCGAAGGTAACAATCGCGGCGATCAACCATGTGTTTTCATTGTCGGTCGGGCCGTTGAGGACTTTGTTGTCATCTTCGTCAGGGCGCATACGAACACCTCCAGTAAAGACCTTCCGTATCATCACCAGCATTTTTACGCACCAGCTGGTGCCGGCCATTCACAGCATCCCGGATCGACGCCTGTAAAATTTGCGCACGGCGTAAGGGAGGGCGGTTGATGTCCTTCACCTGGTCCGACGCCGCCGCGCGTATCATCGACGACGTCCACCGCACTCTGCCGGCAGATGCGGATCTCGCAGCCCGCAAGCGCGCCCTGCGCGAAGCCCGGCCCAGCTGCTTTCTCTCGACGAGCTGGGGCCGCAAGGTCTGGCAGAAGGCCCAGCGGCAGTATCTCCAAAAGTTTGGCCTGAAACCTCGCGGCTCGGCCAAGCTTCCTCTCTCACCCCTTGAAAAGCTGATGCAGCGCAACGGAGACACAAAGTGACCTCTTCCATCGCAGCCATTCATATCGCCAAGAACCAGCTCGGCCTGGACGACGATACCTACCGCGCGAAGCTCCTGAACATAACCGGCAAGAGATCTACGAAGGACATGTCGGAAGACGAGCGCCAGCTTGTTATTACCGTTCTCCGTAACGATGGTTTTAAGCCGGTTCAAAGTGCTCGCCGGCCAGACGGCCGCCTGCGCCTGTCGGGCAAATACGCCCGCAAGCTGCAGGCGCTCTGGATCGCCGGCTGGAACCTCGGCATTGTTCGCGATCGAGAGGACGCCGCGCTTGGCGCGTTTGTCACCGGCCAGACGGGATTGACCGCCGAGCGTTTCCTCCACCACGCCGAGGACGCCCGCAAGGTGATCGAGGCCCTGAAAAAATGGATGGAGCGCGAAGGCGGCGTCGACTGGTCCGACGACGTGAAGATGGCGGGATATCTGCGCAGCGACGGCTATCGCATCGCCCGCGCGCAATGGGCGATCATCAACCCGAAAAGCCGCAACGACTTCTGGCCGGTCGTTACTGACCTGGTGAACCAGACCACGTTGTTTCGCGACTTCACCGACCAGCAGTGGATCACGGTGATGAACCACTTCGGCAAGCAGATCCGCAACGAGAAGCCGAAGGCGGTGCAGGCATGACGCATCCGCATCAGGTCACCGATCGAGCAATCCTCCGTTATCTGGAGCTGGTCTACGGTTTCAATTCCGAGTTCTTCAGAAACCGCATTGCGGTCCTGGCGGAGCGCGGCATCAAGGAAGGCGCAACCGGCGTCATCATCGAAGGCGTCAAGCTCGTGATCCGCGATAGCCGCGTCGTCAATGTCACCGAAAAGCAGATCCCGTCCTGCGCGCGGTGGAGCATCCAGGAGCCCGCCGACTAATGGCAACGGCGCTCCCGCTCTTCAACTGGCAAAAACAGGCGGAGCATATCCGGCTGCAGGGCGACCGCGAGCAGTTGCTCGTGCGCATCGCCAAGCTGCGGCCGCATGCTCATAAACGCCTGGCGCTGGAAGAGCGGGTGCGACAGATCACGCTTCGGCAGATCGAGCTTGAAAACGAACTGTTCGGCAGGGAGCGCTCGCAATGACCGTGCTGCCGGGCATCCTTGCCGACATCGCAGATATCGCCGGCCCTGAAGCTGCTTTGAAGATTGCACAAAGCCATGGCGGCACCCGCGTCGATCTCCCGCCGCAGGCCAAGGAAGGTCACTGGCTGACCGAGCTGCTCGGCTTCGAGGCCGCCGACAAGATCTGCCGAGGCCTCGCTGTGATCGACGCCGACGACCGCCGCGTGGGATTGCAGCGATGCGTCATTCCTCGCGGCGCCGCATCGCTTCTCAAGACGGCTCGCCGAAAGGCGGCAGAGGCCCTTGACGCGGGCAAGAGCGTGCGCGAGGCTGCGCGAATATCGGGCTTGCATGAACGCACGATATTTAGGATGAAGGCTGAAGACGACCGCCAAGGCCGTCTCTTCTGATCGGGGCTGACAGGTGTCAGCCCGCTCCCCCACACGGCCCATCGCATATTCGCCCCGGACGGAACACGGGGCAAATCATGCAATCTTTCGACGGTTGGGTCATCGAGCGCCTGCGCGCTCACGGCGCCTATGCGGGTATTCTCGATAATGCGCCAGGTCGCGCGATGATCGACGGCCTAAAGAAGTTTCAGCAGGCTGAGGGCCTTGACGTGACGGGGATGGCGGACGAAGCCACGGTCCACGCGTTGCGCCGCCAAGGCAATTCCCGCGAAAGCGGTTTCAAAGTGCTCGGTCGATCCGTTCCGGTACCGCGTGAGCCGATCTTCATGCGCGAGGCGAGACGCTACCTCGGCATCAAGGAAGTGGCGGGGGCGAAAGCCAATCCGACGATTATCGGTTTTGCGAAGGCGCTCGGCGGTTGGGTGGCGAGCTACTATACCAGCGACGAGACGCCCTGGTGTGGCCTTGGCCTCGGTTACTGCATCGCCGCTACTCTGCCTAACGAGGTTCTCCCGTCCAATCCGCTGTCGGCATTGGCTTGGAAGAATTTCGGAATGCCCCTCACCAATCGCGCCGTTGGCGCCATCCTGGTGTTTGTGCGCGAGGGCGGCGGCCATGTCGGCTTCTACGTGGGCGAGGACGATATTTGCTACCACGTCCTGGGCTTCAACCAGAGCAACTCAGTCACGATCACGCGAGTGGAGAAGTCCCGATGCGTCGCTATTCGTTGGCCTAAAACCAGCGAGCCGCCGATCGGTGGCCCCGTCTTTATGACGGCTACGGCCGGCGTGCCGATCTCCAGGAACGAGGCCTGACATGGCTACGGTCGATCGGATCATTCACGCTCTCTTCCTCCTAGTCGCGGCCGGCCTCGCCACCTATGGCCCTGGCCCGCTTCCGCTTGGGGGCTTCTGATGCTGCGAAACCTCGCCAACCTCGTCGTCATCGTCGCGATCTCATACGCGATCGCCAACGGCCTGATGGCCATCGCGCTTCTCGGAGGCCGCTGATGGATCAGAAGCCAACCTACAACACCACCAAAGCCCAGATGCGATGGGCTTTTGCGCTGGCCTGGATGACGATCGAGGTGCTGGTCCTCGGCGCATTGTCCGGCGTCGAACACGCGCTGCAGCTCGCGCCGATCGTCATTCCGTCCATGATCGTGCTGATCGCCACCTTGCTTGGCATTCATCGCTTCTCAGGCGCGATGGATTTCAGGGCGATGCAGGATCGACTGCCACCACCGCCTTCGTCGCCCCCGTATTTTGCCAGGGACGAACCGCCGCCGCCGTCCGGAGAAATCCAATGATCTCGGCGTGGTTTTCGAAGGCGGCCACGCCGCTGATCAAGATCGGGATCGTCTTTGCGATCTGCGCAGCACTCCTGCTCGGCGCGGCCCTTGTCGGCCTTATGGCTGCCGATCGCCTAACGGCCATCATCGTTGATCGGGTTGCGGCCGCAGTCGCGGTGACCGACGCGAAATGGAAGCTCGAAATTGCCGATGCCAACGTGAAGTTGGCGCTGGCGCAGGCGGCCCAGGCGAACGACGCCATGCGGCTGAATAGCGAATTGATGGCGGCGCGCGAGAAAACGCGGCTTGCCCAAGAGGATCTGGAGAAGGCGAATGCGGCACTGCCTGGCGGTGATACTGGCGGTCTCGATGCTGGCCGGGTGCGCCTCCTCAACCAGCGTTGAGGAGCCGACCGTGATGCTGGCTGAATCGAAGAAGACCATTCCGCCCGAGGCTGAAACCCCTTGCGCCGCGCCGGTGGTCATTCCCGATCGGAAGATTTCGGCCGGCGAAACGACGAGCCTATGGGGCGCCGATCGGAGCGCGCTACGCGTCTGCGAGTTCCGCCGGCAGGCGGCTGTCTCCACCATTCGGGGGACACCATGAATTTCAGCAATGCTGCCCTCGATCTTGCATCCGTGCGGGAACAGCAGGAACGCGATGCGCTGATCGCAGACGCGATCGCCGCCCTGGAACAGCCTGGGAAGACGGAATGCGTCGACTGCGGGCATGCCATTCCGAAAGCTCGTCTGACTGCCGCGCCGTTCGCGGTCCGCTGCATCGAATGCCAGAAGCTCCACGAACAAGAAAAGTACCATCGCTAATGGAAATCTCAGTTCTCCTGCCCTGGGTGAGTGGCGCGATCTCGGTCATTACGCTCCTGACGCTCCTGAAGAACATGCTGTCTTCCGGTGAAAAGAAGCTCGAAGAGCGCGCGACGAAAGTCGAGAACAAGCTTGTCGAGCACGATCGCCGTATTCAGGCAATCGAGAGCGACCTGAAACATCTTCCCGATCGGGAAACGACCCACCGGATCGAAATGACGATGGCCCAGATCATGGGGCGGCTCGATGCCCAAGACGCGACCTTAGCCGGCCGCTTCGAAGCGATGGATGAACGTCTCAAACCCATTCAGGCGATCGGGGAGCGCCTTCAGGACGCGCTTATTGAGCAGGCGAGGAATGCAGCATGAACTTGGGAATTGATTACGCGAACCTGCAGCGCGAAGAAGCTCGGCTGATCATCTTGAAGGAGCTTGCGATCCAGCCAAACGAGAGCCTGTCGTCCAGCATGATGGAGCCGGCGCTCAACCGCTTCGCCATCTACCAGGAGCGTCCGTGGATCCACCAGCAGCTCGACTGGATGGCGAACATGGGTGCCGTCACCCTTGTTGAAGCCGGCACGGTCAAGATCGCCAGCCTGACGCCTGCCGGATGGCGGCACCTGCGGCGCCAGCAGTTCATCGACGGTATCAAACGGCCCTCCGCAACGCAGCCGGGGGTTTGATATGGTCGATAAGGGACGCGGCCGACTGAACGGTATCGAGCGACTGCCCGAGCCCTGCGCGCCGATCGTCGCCTGGGCGGCGGACGAGCTGCAGAAGCGCGAGCGCACTCAGACCGAAATTTACGAGGACTTCGTGTCCAAGCTTCAGGAGGTCGACCGGGAATATCGGGGCGAGCTGGAATTCGACATTCCCTCCTTTTCGGCCTTCAATCGGTATTCCATCAAGCTTTCAACGCTGACCTCCCGCCTCAACCAGACACGCGAGATCGCGGCGACCCTGGCCGAGAAATTCGACGCGGCCGACTCCGACAACCTGACCCTGATCGCCGCCGAGACGATCAAAACACTGATCTTCGAACTGCTCACCAACAGTGGCGAGGCCGGCCTTGATCCGAAGGGAGCGATGGCTTTGGCCAACGCGCTGCGCGCTGCTGCACAGGCCCAAGGCATTTCCACCTCCCGGCGCCAGAAGGTCGAGGCCGAGTTCAAGGAACATGCGGAACAGGCGGTCGGCAAGGTCGCCAAGGCCAAGGGTCTGTCTGCTGACACCGCACAGGAGATTCTGTCGCAGATCCTCGGAGTTAAAACCGGATGAGCGCCCCGATCACGGAAGCACAGTGGGCCGAGGCCCGGCGGACCGCCACCGAGGTTCTGCCGGGCCTCGTCGACAAGGTCGGCCTGCCCAAGGCGCTGATCTCCTATCAGGCCCGAACGTTGGAGCTGCTCGAAGACACGGCCTGCCGCGTTCTCTTTATCGAGAAATCGCGCCGTATCGGCCTGACCTTCGGTTTCGCTTCCTACGCCGCGCTGCGGGCCGGCCGCGCCAAGGAAGCCGGCGGCATGGACGTGATGTACATCTCCTATAGCCAGGAGATGACGCGCGAGTTCATCGACGCCTGCGCCATGTGGGCTCGGGCATTCTCCAATGCCGCCCTGGCGGTCGACGAATTCCTGTTCGACGACAGTGACAAGGAAGGCGAGCGGTCTATCCAGGCGTTCCGCATCCGGTTCGCCTCGGGCTTCGAGATCCTGGCGCTTTCCTCGGCGCCACGCACCCTTCGCGGCAAGCAGGGCGTCGTCATGATCGACGAGGCCGCGTTCGTCGACAGCCTTCCGGAACTGCTGAAAGCCGCGCTCGCGTTCCTGATGTGGGGCGGCCAGGTCGTTGTCTGCTCGACCCACAACGGGACCGAGAATGAGTTCAACAAGCAGATCCAGAACATCCTGGCGGGCCGGTCGAAGTACAGCCATATCCGGATCGACTTCGACCAGGCGCTGAAGGAAGGCCTTTACGAGCGCATCTGCCTCGTCAATGGAAACAAGTGGACGGCCGAAGGCGAAGCCAAGTGGCGCCAGGAGATCATCGACTTCTACGGCGACGGCGCCGACGAGGAGCTGTTCTGCATTCCGACCGCCGGTACCGGCGCCTGGTTGCCGGCGCCGCTGATCGAAGCCCGCATGACGATCGAAGCGCCGATCATCCGCATCGAGCTGCCGCGCGACTTCCTGCACCGCACTCGCCTGGAGCGTGCCATGCTGATCGCGCCGACGATCCGTGAACTGGCGGCCGCCATCGCCCGTCTCGATCGAGACCGGACCCATGCGTTCGGCTTCGACTTTGCCCGCGTGGCCGACCTTTCGGTTGGCACCCTGCTTGCCACCTCGCGGCTCCTGAAGCGCGAGGAGGCGTTGACGCTGGAAATGCGCAACGTTCCCGGTGACGAGCAGAAGCTGTTCACGCGGATGATCCTGAAGGGTGCGCCGCGCCTGGTCGGCGCTGCCTTCGACGCGACCGGCATGGGCTGGACAGTCGCTGAAGACATGGGCCGCGAGTTCGGTTTCCGTGATCCCGACCATCCCGGCGGCCTGATTGAGGCCATCAAGTTCTCGACGGACTGGTATCGCTTCAACATGCCGCCGCTGAAGGCGGCATTTGAAGACGATGCGATCGCACTCGCCAAGGACGACGAACACCTTGCCGATCTGCGCCTCGTCCGCGTTGTTGCCGGTGTCCCCAAGGTTCCGGATGTCCGTACGGGCGAAGCTTCGAAGAAGCGCCATGGCGACTTCGCAGTCGCCCTCGCGCTTGCCCACTACGCCAGCCGCCAGCAATGGCACGAATATGATTATCAGTCCGTCCGTGATCTGGCCGCCGCAGCTGCTGCCGGGGACGATGACGACGACAGCGACTTCGGGAGACAACATTGGTAACCCGCACTTCCTCGATCCTCGGGCCGGACGGCCGTCCGATCGTCATCCAGACGCTCTCTGAAGAGATCGCCACACCGACCGTGGCGGGCGTTCGTCGCACCCACGAAGAGCGCGTTGCTTCCGGCCTGACGCCTGAGCGCCTCGGCACGATCCTGCGTGACGCCGCGATCGGCGAAGCCAGATCCTACCTGACCCTCGCCGAGGAGATGGAGGAGCGATACCTGCATTATGCCTCCCAGCTGCAGACGCGCCGGCTCGCGATCGAGGGCATTGATGTCACGGTAGAAGCTGGCAAGGCCGACACCAAGATCGTCGACGCGGTGACCGAGCTGGTCAACGATGCGGAATTCGGCGAGGCGCTCGGCAATCTGACCGACGGGATCTCGAAGGGTTATGCCGCCGTCGAGATGATGTGGGAATATCAGCGCAAGATGCTGCGGCCGGTGAACTACATCGCCCGCGACCCGCGTTTCTTCCAGGTCGATCGGCTGACGCTCTCGGAGATGCGGCTTGCCGTTGACGGCTCGATCGAGGGCGTGGAACTGCCGCAGGCCAAATTCATGCGCCACATGCCGCGCACCAAGATGGGGCTGCCGCTGCGCCGAGGGATGGCGCGGCCGGCCGCCTGGGGTTATCTGATCCAGCAGTTCACCCTGCAGGATTGGGCGGCCTTCTCCGAGGTCTACGGCATGCCGCTGCGGGTCGGCAAATACAATGCCGCTGCCAGCCCGGCCGACAAGCGGACACTCCTGAAGGCAGTTGCCTCGATCGCCAATGATGCTGCTGCGATCATCCCGGCCGGCATGGATATCGAGTTTCACGAGGTCAACGGCGCCAATGGCGCAGCCGTCTTCGGCGGGCTCCTGGAATACGTCGACAAGCAGATTTCCAAGCTTGTCGTCGGCCAGACCATGACCAGCGACGACGGCTCCTCGCTTGGCCAGGCCAAGATTCATAACGAGGTGCGTCTTGATATCCTGCGGGCCGACTGCAAGCAGCTCGCCCGCACCGCCAACCGCGACCTCATTCAGCCGTTCGTGGATCTCAACTTCGGGCCGCAGGATCACTATCCGCAGGTCCAGCTGCTGGTTGCCGATCCCGAAGATATCGACGCGCTGACCAATGCCGTCGCCCGCATGGTGCCGTTCGGCCTTCGGGTGAAGCAGACCGAGATCCGCGAAAAGATCGGCCTTTCCGATCCCGGTGATGACGACGAGCTTTTGGTGCCGACTGCCGCAGCCGCTACGCCAGCGCCGGAGCAGCCGCCGGCCAAGACGCCGAAGCCTGCCAACGACAGCAAGAAGCCGGCCGAGGACGTCAAGGCCAAGGTCGCCGCGCTATCGGCGATCGTCCTCGACCATCGCCGCGCCTGCCGGTGCGGCGCCTGCGTTTCACTCCTGGCGGCCGAGGCCGGCGAGCCGGATGCCCTCGACCAGGTCGAAGCACTCTTTGCCGTCGCGTTGGACGATTGGGAGGAGATGGCAAAGCCGATCGTGCAGCCGATCGCCGACATCATCACCAGCGCGGCAAGCTTTGAAGAGGCTTTAAAGCTGATCGAAACGGCCGGTCCTGACGCTTCGAAGATGGCCGAGCGGCTCGGCCGGCTGACGGCGATCGCCCGTGGCGTCGGCGACATCGCGGACTGACATGGCAAAGATCGAGAAGAATTTCGCCGTCCCGCCCGAGGTCACGTCCTACTTCGACGGCAAGTCGGCCGCGCCGGCTTTCTCCTATCTCGACGTCTGGGCGGAGGAGCATGCCTACAAGTTCACGGTTGCCAAGGCGACCGAGCTGGACGTGCTCAATTCCTTCCGCTCGACGATCTCCCAGGCAATCGCCGAGGGCAAAGGTTTCGATGCCTGGAAGCCGCTGATCGGGAAAGAACTGACCAAGCTCGGCTGGTGGGGACCGCGCATGGTGTCCGATCCCACCGGCGAACAGCCTGATCGCATGGTGAACTTCGCCAGCGATCGGCGCCTGAAAATCATCTTCTGGTCGAATGCCAACAGCGCCCGATCGGCCGGCCAGTGGGAACGGGTGCAGCGGTCCAAGAAGGCGCTGCCGTATATCCTCTATGTTCGCACCACGTCGGGCGACCCGCGTCCGGAGCATCTGTCGTGGGTCGGCATCATCCTTCCGGTCGACCATCCGTTCTGGAAGACGCACTGGCCGCCGAACGGCTGGCTGTGCAAATGTCAGGTGCGGCAGATCTCCGGCCGCGAGGCCGAGCAGCTCCTCGGCCATGAGCCAAAGGACGGTGGCGTTCTCTATCGTGATACGGTCCCGGATCTCGGGCCCGACATCCAGCACCGCAATCGTCGCACCGGCGAGATCACGATGGTACCTCAGGGGATCGATGCCGGTTGGCAGACCAACCCCGGCTTGGCCCGCGCCTCGACCCTGATCCGCAATCTTGAAACCAAGCTAGAAGCGGCAGCGCCCCAGGACGCTCAAAAGGTTCTCGGTGAGCTTTGGGAAGATCCTTACCTGCGGCTCGCGCCGCGCCTGCCTGAAAAGGTCTGGCTACCCGCCGGCCACAACCAGTTGCTCGCCGACGAGCTGGGCGCGAAGTCGCCGGTGATCTCGGTTACCAGCGAGACGATCGCCGAGCGCATGGAGAAGCACAAGCTGCCGGTGGGAGATTTCGCGGTGCTGCCGCAGATCCTCAGTGAGGGCCTGGTCCTTCCTGATCCGCGCGGCAGAGGAAACGTCCGGTCGCTCCTGGCCAAGATCGGAAAGGCATTCTGGAGGAGCTTTGTGACCGTTTCAGACAACGGGTACCTGCGGGCGACGTCGCTGCATCAGCGCAATGAAAAAGAGATGCGCAACCAGGTGCAGCGGTCAGATGGGAAATGGCCTTGGGAATGAAGCGCGGCAGGGAGGGGCCGCATCCCGGCCGAACCGGGCTCCCTCCATGGGCAATCGAGGCCAACGGACTTCGCTGCCGCGCAACGGCAATATAGCCCCAACGCCGTCAGTTGGCAATTATTGAGTGATTAGAAGCCTGATGAGCCGGTGAGCTTGAGCCGTCGCGGTGTCTTTCTCGATCGGAGTTGCTAGTGTTCCACAATAGGACCGTTCGCGCTGGAAATCTTCTTCCACGATTTCCGGATGTCCCGCGAGCAGCACAACACGGGACCAACCACAGGCTAGGACAGGGTTAGTTTTCACCTCTCCGCCGCAACCGTCGAAAAGGCAAATCGCGATGTTACGTTGACCTGCGTAAAGGTTCTTCCAGTGTGGGTCCGTCGCCCACATGAAGTCACGTCTCCACCGGTCCAGAACCTTAATGCACGCGTCGACGTCGGGCGCTATCCCACATGCCGGGGTCTTCAGAAATTGGCGGTACACGGACCATTCTTTTCCCCATGTCTCGCTATCGGCCGCGACGGCCGATGTTGCTCCGATCATTGCGACAAAGGCCGCGACCATCATTCTCATGCTGCTTTCCCTAGCTCACCCGAGCTAGACCATAACGGCCCCACAGACGCGCGCAAGTGCCCTCGGACGCCCCGATACTCGTGCCATCTATAGAAAACGCGCCTACGGGCTTCAAAACCCCTTCAATTTTGAAGCAGGTGCGGTATGTTCGGGCGCATATGAGGAACGCGGCGGACCTGAGCTAAACTTCTCGGGCTGACAGCTGTCAGCCCGAGTTGCCGCAAGTGATCTGGCAAACATTGCCGCATGATCAAGCGCCTCGCAACCACCGCCCTGATTTCCTGCCTAGCTGCCTCGGCTGAAGCCGAAGCGCTCGCCATGACGACGGTCACCGCCATCGACGTTTTCGCCGCCGAGCCGGCTGGCGCAGCTACCGCTCCGGTCTGGATCAAGCTGGCACCGCGGGGCACTTTCGTTTCCCGCGACGGCCGGCCCTTCGAGATCTCGCCTGAATTGCTTGTCGAGCGTTTCAATGCGGACAAGGTTTCCGTTCCGCTCGATCTCGATCATGCCACAGTCAAAAAGGCCATGTTCGGCGATGCCGCGCCGGCAGTCGCGTGGATCGAGGAACTGGCCGCACGCTCCGATGGTCTTTACGGCCGCGTCGAATGGCTTCAGCCGGGTCTCGACACGCTCGCCGCCCGTTCACATCGTTACATTTCCCCTGCGCTGAAGACTGATGATGCCGGCCGCGCCACCTGGCTGCATTCGGCTGCGCTCGTCGCTGCGCCTGGAATTTCCATGCCGGCCGTTGCTTCGGCCGATCCCACTCACAAGGAGACGAACATGCTGAAGGCAATCGCCAAGGCTCTCAATCTGCAGGATGACGCTTCGGAGGCCTCCTGCCTGTCGGCTATCGCCAACCTGGGCAGCCGGATCGATCCGACAACGCACCAGAAGACGCTGGACACTCTGTCGGCCACTCAGACTGAGCTGAACACGCTAAAGGCCGAAGGTCGCAAGCAGAAGGTGGATGCGCTCCTGGAAGGCGCGCTTACGGCCAAGAAGATCAGCCCTGCCCAGCGCGCTTCCTATGAAGCGCTTTGCGCGACCGACGAAGGTTTGGCCCAGGTGACCGTTTTGATCGAGACCTTTGGCGCCGGCCTGCAGGCCACTGGCCTCGACAAGATCCCGAACCCGGGCAACCTCGCCACCCTCTCTGCCGAGGACCGTGAGGTCATGAAGATGCTCGGCCAGACCGAGGAAGAATATCGCAAGGCGAACGGGCTCGCCGCCGCCTAATCCACCCTATCGCCATCGGAGAGTTTCGACATGACCGCAATGACCCAGGCCCGCCAGCCGGTGGAGATGGAAGGGATTTATTCCTCCGCTCCGGTTAAGGGCGCTACCACCATCCTTCAGGGCGCGTTGACCGTCATGGAAGCGGGTCTCGCCATTCCCGGCAAGACGGGCTTGAACCTGACCACCCTCGGCGTCTGCGATCGCACGGTGAAGAACGCCGGTGCCGATGGCGCCGAAAAGGTGCTGGCCAAGCGGACGGTCGCCAAGTTCTTCAATCTCGGTGCAGATGCGATCCTACCGGGCGACGTCGGCAAGGATTGCTACATCGTCGACGATCAGACGGTCGCCAAGACAAACGGCACGAACACCCGCTCGGTCGCGGGGAAGATCATCCAGGTCGACAGCGACGGCGTCTTCGTCCGCGTCGGCTACTGACCTCAGCTAACTCCCAGGGGACATCCATATGCGCGTTATTACGCCCGAACTACTCGCCGCAGCTCAGCGCGGCTTCAAAACGTCCTTCCAGAAGGGCTTCAGCGGCGTTGCCTCGATGTATGCGTCAGTTGCGACGGTCGTGACCTCGACTGCTTCCGAAGAAACCTATGGCTGGCTTGGTGATATGCCCAAGCTGCGCGAGTGGATCGGCGATCGTCACATCAAGGGCCTGACCAGCAAGGGTTACTCGATCAAGAACCGCAAGTTCGAATCGACGGTAACGGTGCCCCGCGACGACATCGAGGACGACAAGCTCGGCCTTTACGGTCCGCGCTTCGAATTCCTTGGCAGTGCAGCCGCCAGTCATCCCGACGAGATCGTGTTCGAGCTGATCAACAGCGCCGTAGATGCTACCTGCTATGATGGTCAGAATTTCTTCGACGTGGATCATCCGGTCGGAAAGCCCGGATCCGTCACCTCAGTTGAAAACTTCGCCGCTGGCTCCGGTGAGCTTTGGTTCCTCGCGGACTTCTCCCGCCCGCTGAAGCCCTTCATTTTCCAGAAGCGCCGTGACTACAACTTCACGTCCAAAGAAGACGGCAAGACCTCCGACCATGTCTTCATGCGTGACGAATACGTCTATGGCGTCGATGCCCGCGTCGCAGCTGGTTACGGCTTCTGGCAGATGGCGTTCGGCTCGACCGATACGCTCGATGCAGCGAACCTGCGCGAAGCCTACACGGCAATGACCTCGTTCACCGATGACGAGGGTCGCAAGTTGGGTGTGAAACCCACGCACCTGGTCGTCGGCTCCACCAATTTGTTCAAGGCCCGCGACGTGCTCCTCTCCGAGCAGATTGATGGTTCATCGAACACCAACCGCAACCTCGTGCAGATCATGGAAGCACCGCTTCTCAGCTAACCCGGGCGGGGCCGCGTTGGCCCCCTGCCGCCGGCCGCGCTCCTCCTCCCAGCGGCCGGCGGTTTTCCGAAAAGCGGCGGTGGCGCCGTTTTCCCGAAAACCGCCCAGGAGACAGCAATGCCCCCCAGAACCAAAGCGACTGCCAAGCCGGCCGGCGAGGAAACCTTCAGCGAGATGATCGCCGCACGCAAGGTGCTGATCGTCAGTGCCCCGGCAGGTCCGCGCCGCCGTGCCAATCTCACCTTCGGGCCGGAACCGCGCGAGCTGACTGAAGAGGATCTCGGCGCCGATCCGGAAGCAACCATCAACGCCTTGCGCGCCGACCCTATGCTGAAGATCGACGGCCGCTACGAGGAGATCGAGCTTCCGGCCGAGCCGCAGGCCGGCGAAGGCGCTGCCCAGGAATAACGCGAATACCTGAGGGGAGCGCTGCGAGGACAGAGGCCCGGCAACTTTAGCCGGCGCACCGGTCCGAAGCCCACCGGCCGGATGAAGGGCGTGAATGCCCCGGCGGAAACAGCAGCATCAACTTAAGGGGAGAGCATGACCGTTTACGCCACCATTGCCGATCTGGAAGCCCGCTTCCCCAACGAGCTGGCGCTGGTGGCGGCCGACGAGACCACCGGCCTTCGCGACGACACCCGCATCGAGCGCGGCATCCTCGACGCCTCGATCGAGGTTCGCGGCATTCTGGCCGGTCGCTATTCGCCGGCCGAGCTGGCCGGCCTCGACCAGGACAGCCTCGATCTCCTGCGGGTCTATACGACCGACATCGCCTTCTATCGGATCGCCCTGTCCTTCACGCGCTCGACCGAGAACATCAAGGAACGTTACGACCAGGCCATCAAGCGCCTGGAAGCGATCGCATCCGGCAAGGGTGCCTTGACCGGCGGCAACACTGGTGGAGGCGGCCCGACCGATCCGACCGAAGACGTCGGCCAGAATGAAGTCGTCCTTCAGGCACCTGAGCGCGTCTTCACCCGCGAGAGGCTCAGTCGCATATGAGCATCTCGATCACGCTCGACGTCAGCGATCTCGATGCCGCTCTCAAGCGGCTTCGTCCGCTCTTCGACTTCGACCCTTCGGAGCTGATGACCACGCTCGGCGCGCTCGGCGAAAGCCAGACCCGTCGCCGTATCAGCGAGGAAAAGACGGCGCCGGACGGCACGCCATGGAAACCGAACGTCGCCGGCAGCTCGATCCTGGTCGATAGCGGTCAGCACCTGCTTTATTCGATCGCCTGGACCGCCTCTGCCGAGGAAGCTGAGTGGGGCGCCACCTGGGAACACGCTCACGTCCACCAGGACGGGATGACGATCGTGCCGAAGGAGTCCGACCGGCTCGTCTTCCAGCTTGGCGGCCGGACCGTGTTCGCCAAGGAAGTCACCATTCCGGCGCGTCCCTTCGTCGGTCTTTCGGAGGATAACCGCCGCGAGATCCTCGACGTCATCACCGACCATTTCGGGATAATGCAATGATGGAGCCCGCATCCCTCGACCAGCTGCTGGCGCGCGATCCGCTGGCGCCGACCCAGATCGCCATCGTCAACACGCTCTCTTCGCTGATGCCGGGCGTGACGATCGTTCGTCATCCTGGCAAGGTCGATCTCTCCGAGCTGGTCGCCAACACCATCGTCAAGTCGCCGGGGGTCGGGATCGGCTGGAGCCGTATCCGCGAGACCTTCATCACCGATGGCGCGACCTGCTTCGTCGTCGAATGGGTCGCCTACATCGTCTCCGACGCTAAGGCCGTTGCCAATCGCCGCGTGGAAAAGGAAGAAATCGGGCTGGCGATCGGCTCCCGCATCCTCGCAATCCTCGCCGACCCGATCCTATCGCTATGGAACCGCACTGGCGTCATGCCTGTCGAAGACAAGCCCCAGGCGGAGCTGAAGCCCTTCTTCACCCTGAAGGATGCCAAACAGGGAACCGCTTATTACGTCGTGACCTGGTCGCAGATCATTGCCGACATCGGCCCCTCGGTATTTCCGCAGCCGGAAGGCCATGTCGATATCGACGCTGGTATTATCCAATTCCAGGACGGCGCCGCCGTTTCCTCGATCGAGCCCTGGGCTCCGGTGGAGGAAGAGGATGCGTGACACGGCACCCTTCGAGTTTCGCCGGCTTTACACGCGCCTTGAGCGCGCCGAGCGCCGCATCGCCATGACGACACTGTCGGGAAAGGTCGCGGTAGTCGATCCGGAAAAGCGCCTCCTGAGGCTGAAGCTCGGCACCAGCAGCGATGGACGTGATGTCCTGTCGCCGTGGGTGCGCTGGCAGGAAGCCGGCGCCGGCGGCCTCAAGATCCATTCCGAACCGGCGGTCAACGAGCAGATGAACATCATCTCGTCTTCCGGGACGGTCGGCGCCGGCTCGATCGCAGTGCCGGCAACCTATGACCGGGACCATCAGGCCCCGTCGCAATCGTCCGACACGACCGTCTTCGCACGCGGTACCGGCCGCATCGAGGTCGGGCCGAACGGCCTCAAATTCATCGGCGACACGATCGAGCTGGTCGGAAACGTCCGCGCCCGCGACGGCGTCTTTGAACACGAGGACGTCGATGTCGGCGTCAACCACAAACACACCAAGGTCGTAAGGGGCGAACAACTGACCGGCCCCCCTGAGGAGTAAGAGCACCATGACCAAAGCCACGACCGTCAAAACCCGCATCGAAGCCCCAGACGGCAAGAACGCTTATGTCGTCACCGACAAGGCGCCGCCGCGCGTTGCCGGCCGCCGCGTCGAGGCTGGCGACCAAATCCGCCTGACCGAGGCGGAAGCGCTCTCGGAAGAGATGGCCGGGCACATCCTGCCGGTGACAGACGCGCCTTCGAAAGACTGACGAACCTCCTTTAAAGAGCCTTTGAAACCATGGTGGGACAGATCCGATATCGCAGCGGCCTCGACGCCAGGAGCGGCAAACCCCTGGCGGGCGCGCAGCACCTGATGCAGTCGCTTGGCAAGATCTGGGGCACCCGGATCGACACCCGCGTCATGCTGCTCGACTTCGGCTCGAACCTCCGATCGCTGCTGTCCGAGGATCTGTCGCCGTCGATCGCGCTGCTGATCTACAACGAGCTGGTCGCCTCGGCCGCCCGGTGGGAGCCGGAATACGCCATCACCCAGATCCAGCTCGTGACGCTGACCGAACATGGCCGGCTCGGCCTGCGGCATGGCGGTCTCTATTATCCCGAAGGCCGGTTCGGCAATTTCGAGATGGCCATCCCGCTCACCCTGCAGGCGACCCCGCTGAGCCGCCTGGGGAACGCCACATGACGATCAACCTGACTGCGCTTCCGAAGCCCCAGATCATCGACGAGCCCAACTATGATGTGATCCTGGCGCGGGTCGTTTCGGAGTTCGTCACGCTTTGGGAAACGCTGCGGACGGACAATCCGTCGCTGAACCTGCCGCCCTACGACGTCACGATGCTGGAGACCGATCCGGCCGTGATCGGCATGGAGGCGGAGAGCTTCCGCGAATCGCTTCTTCGTGCCCGCATCAACGATGCGATCCGTGCCAATCTCCTGGCCTTCGCCAGGGGCAGCGACCTCGACCATCTTGCCGCCTTCTATGACGTCTCGCGGATGATCGACGAGCTTGACGATCGGCTGGTCACCCGCGTCATTCTCGCCATCCAGGGCCGATCGACCGGCGGTACCGAGCCGCGCTACAAGTTCATCGCCATGTCGGCCGACCTGCGCGTCCAGGACGCCATTGTCTACACGGTCGGCCGCAGCCCGCTCATTCATGTCGCGGTCTTCTCGACCGCTCCGGACGGCGTGGCGCCGGCCGATCTCCTGGCGATCGTCAACGCGGCTCTGCAGAACCCTGCAGTCCGAATGGTCAACGATACGATCGAGGTAGCCTCGGCCGTTCAGCAAGTCGTCAATCTTGCCGCCGATCTCTGGCTGTTGCCTGACGCTGATGTGGCAACGGTTGCCCGTGCCGAAGCCAATCTGCGCACCGCCTGGGCCTCGGCCCGCGCGCTCGGCCGGGATCTGACGGCGAGCTGGTGGACGGCGCAGCTGATGATTTCAGGCGTTCACAAGGTGGCGCCGACCGCGCCGATCGGCGACATCATCGCGCCGCCGGCCTCGGCCATATCGCTCGGCACCATCACGCTGACGAACAGAGGGCGGGCCTTCTGATGGCGTCACTTCTGCCTGACAAGTCGGACCACTTCGAAAAGGCCTTGGAAGCTTCGCTCGCCAGCCGGTGGAATGATCTTGGCGTTGCGGCCGAGGCCATCCGCACCGCCAAGCTTGTCGCACCACCGCCGTCCTTCCTGCCGTTCCTGGTCTACGAATACGGGCTTGGCGAGCTGACGCCCTACGTGCCGAACCTTTACACGCTCGTCGTCGGCCGGGAGGGCGTGAACTGGCAGCGCATTCGCGGCACGCCGGCTGCGGTGAGCAAAGGCCTTGGCTGGCTCGGCTATTCCGCCACGATGGAAGACGCGTGGCACGGCCGGGCTTATTGGAACAGCACGCAGCTACGCTTCCCAGTCCTGCCGGCAAACGACAATCCGGATCTGGAGCGGATCGAGGGCGTCACTCGGCTTTCTATGCCGCTGCGCTCCCGTCTTCGTCGTGGTGTCCACCAGTATGATGTTGGCGCGCTCGAGGCGGACGGAAGCCGGCTCGATGGTAGCATGCTTGAGCGCGAGAGCGGCGTTGCCGTAACGGCGGCCGGCACCTTGTGGTCGTTCGGCCGGACAACGGAAATCGACCATCTGTTGACCGAGGCGGAAGGCACCGCGATCGGCAACTGGATCGCTGTACCGGGCGACGGCGGGCTCAAATGGGTTGACATGCAATATCCGTGGGTGACCGCCAACTTCCTGTGGGCCGACAATCCGGCGACACAGCGTCGGACGCTCATGGCCACCTGGTTCGTTGCTCGCGTCCATTTTGTCACTTTTCGCGACCAGGACGGTGTTGTGATTGGCCATCGCCGCTGCCGCGCTACTCACGCGGTCCGCCAAGAGATTGATGGCGTCTACGAGATCGGCGGTATCCGCTACCAGCCGCAACCAGGTGCGACCCGTGTCTATCTCGAAGCGATGACCGATTTCGAGGACGCCTTCGATGTCGAGGCGAGATCGGTCGAACTGACGGTCGGCGCGAGCCTTGCTTCCGATACCAAGCCGGGCCGCCTCTGGCTGCAGCCCGGCGAACTCATTGGCGGTCATCCGATCGCCGTCACGTCTGTTTCCCTGCCGCTGCGCAAGACCGTGCGCGAGCAGATCAAAATCCTGATGAGGTTCTGATGTACGAGCACGAAAGCGGCTTGCCCAACGCCATCGACCGCGCGGCCGGCAAGCCGGAACAGCAAAGCGTTGTGTTCTACGGCGACCAGCCCTTTATCCAGGCGGCGGAACTTATCGAGCTGCAGACGATCATCCGTGGCCGTCATGATCGCCTCGGCCGTCTTGTCGCCCGCGAAGGCAACCGGATCGAGCGCGCCGACGCCATCGTTGATCTCGAAGTCGGGACCGTCACCCTTGCAGCCGGCAGCATCTATGTGTCCGGTGATGTTTTTCCGGTCGGTGAGGCTGTTCTTGAAGACGTGCCGATGACCGGCCGCGTCGAGATCGGCGTTCGCCTCGTCCGCACCTATCTGACGCACGAGGAAGATCCGAGCCTCCTCGGCCTCGTACCCGGCTCCCTGGCCGAGGGTGAACCGGGGGCGGCGCGCGAGGTGGCAAGCATCTCATGGGCACTCGAAGGTGACGATGGCGAGGGAGCCTTCTACTCCGTTTATACGATGTTGGACGGCACCATCCTTGACCAGACCGGGCCGTCCATTCTGGAGCCGGCCCTTCAGGCGATCGCCGCCTATGACCGGCCGAACGGCAACTATATCGTCTCGGGCTGCCGGGTGACCGCGATCAGTGTCGTCGGCGGCAATCAGCTGTTCTCGATCGAGCAGGGCGAAGCCAATATCAACGGCTACAAGCGCACCCGCCTTGCGGCTCTAAGGCACACTCAGGCCGTGGCCTGGGAAGAACTCGCTATTCCGGGCGAAACCCACACCTATACCGGCGGTGCGTCGTTCACCTTTCCGGTCGACCTGGCGCCGATCGGCGTCATCAACTCCATCCTGCTGACCAAGGAAAAGACCGTCACGCTGACACGCGGTGCGATCGCTCATGGCGCCGATGGCCTGCCCGACAGCAGCGTGATTTCCGTCTCGGCCGTCGTCCAGGGCGGAACCACCTATGTCGTAGCGACCAGCTACAATCTGGTTGGCAATGCGATCGATTGGGCTCCTGCAGGCGCCGAACCGGCGGCAGGCTCTACCTACAATGTGACCTATCGCTATCGGGCTGCGGTTGCTGCGACTGCCAACACCGATACGACCGTAACTGTGTCGGGCGGTGCGGCTGGTGGCGACATCATCATCTCCTATACGCAGAAGCTGCCGCGCATCGACCGCCTCTGCCTCGGTCAGGATGGTTCGCCCATCTACATCAAGGGCCTGCCGGCGCGCAGCAACCCGATGCCGCCAGGTGTGCCGAGCGATGTTCTGAAGCTCTGCCAGATCTTCAACGATTGGATGTCGCCGCCCGTCGTCACCAATGACGGCGTCCGGTCGATGACCTATGAGGAGCAGTGGCGCTACAATAACCGGATCATCGACTTCGAGCGGCTGTTTCAGCTGGAGCGCCTCAAGAACAATATCGATTTCCGCGAGCCGGTCTCCAAGAAAGGAATCTTCGTCGATCCGTTTATCGACGACAGCTATCGTGATGCCGGCGAGGCCCAGACGGGCGCGATCGGCAATGGTATGCTTCAGCTCGCCATCACCCCGACGTTCTTTACCGCGACTTTGACTGCGCCCGTCCTGCTGGACCTGGTCGAGGAGGTCCTGGTTGCTCAGGATCTGAAGACAGGCTGCGAGAAGATCAATCCTTATCAGAACTTCAACCCATTGCCGGGGACGCTGCGCCTGACGCCGGCCGCCGACTTTTGGACGGAGGACCGGACCGACTGGCTGTCGGCGCAGACAATCGAGTTCAATCGCGGCACCCGCACCGATGGCGGCCCGCTTCAGACGGTCAATTCCGAAAATCAGTTGGTCGACCATCGTGTCGAGCAGCTGGAATTCCTTCGGCAGATCCCCGTCGCGTTCACCATCAGCGGCTTTGGGCCAGGTGAGATCCTCCAAACCTTGACCTTCGATGGCATCAACATCAAGCCCGCTGGCGTACAGACCGCCGATACTCAAGGGCAAGTCACTGGCACCTTCACCATTCCGGCGAATGTTACCGCCGGCACGAAGATCGTCGCGGCGGAAGGCGCGGGCGAAACCGAAGCCAATGCGATGTTCACCGGCCAGGGCACGATCGAGATCGACACGATGCGGCGGGTGACCACGGTCCAGAACTGGTCCGCGCCTCAGCTCGTCCAATGGGTTCAGGATCGCGGCAATCCGGGCTGGGAGAACAACAACAGCACGTCGGATGGTACCGGCGGTTCTTCCGATCCGCAGGCGCAGATGTTTGCGGTACCGGAGGTGCGGCAGCTCGTCGGCGTCGATTTCCACATATGCCATGTCGGCAACCAGGCAAATCATTTGCTCGTCGATCAGGTGTCGATCAGCAATGGCTACCCGACCAGCAACGTCGCGGCCGAAGTGGTCGTGCCGATGGCCGGCGCCGTCGTTGGCTGGAAGTCGGCTCGCTACAATTTGCCTCTGACGACGCCGGCCGATCGGGCGCATGCATTCGTCATCAAGACGGATGACGCCGACCATTCGGTTTCATTCGCCAAGCTCGGCGGATTTGACGAGACGCTGCAGAAGTTCGTCACGTCGCACCCATACGTGACGGGTCCGCGCTTTTCGTCTGTGAATGCCCAGACCTGGACGGCTCACCAGGACGAGGCGCTGGCCTTCCGGATCGTCGCCGCCAAATTCCCTGTCACCACGAAGATCGTGGAGCTGGGCAGCTTCGACCTGGTGCAGACCTCCGACCTTCAGGTCCGCGCGGCAGTCGAACTTCCGGGACCTGGTTGCTCGGTTGTCTTCGAGATCGAGCGGACCAATGGCACGATCTACCGTCTCTTGCCGTACCAGGTGCTGCAGCTCACCGAGTTCATCACCGAAACGGTGGAACTGCGGGCAGTCCTGACCGGGACGGAGAAACTGTCTCCGATCTTGTTCGCGCCGGTTCAGCTGGTTGCCGGCGAGATCGGCACGACGCTGACCTACATCACCCGCGCCTTCACACTCGGCGCTGCCGTCCGGCTCGCCAGCTACTTCAAGGCGTTCCTCCCAGGTGGTGCGTCGGTTGCGATGCACTATCGCAAGGACGGCGGCGCCTGGACCGTGCTGCCGTTTATCAGCGCCGAGGCCTTGGCTTTCCCGCTCTGGACGGAACGGAAGCATGAGGTCACCGGCCAGACCGGAACACTTGTGCAGCTCCGCATCACAGGAACCGGAGGGCCAGCGGCGCGGCTCATCATCGGCGATCTTGGCGCCGGCATCTTCTGAGGATCAAATGGCAGTCACCGAACATTACCAGATCCCGCTTCCAGACCCTGCTGCCGAGGTCGACGATGAATTCTATCGCCTGCAGCAGGCGTGGGCCATCGTTGACACGGTGATCTGGACGCTGGCGGGCGTCGTCGCCAACAAGGCGAACGTCTCCCACTCACACGCTATGTCAGCGGTGAATGGCCTGGTAGAGGCGCTGGCCGGCAAGATGTCGGCCAGTCAGACGTTTTCGCTGGATAGCCTGACGGACGTCGACGGAGCTACTGGCGCGGCAACCAATTACATCCTGGCCAAGAACGCCAGCGGCGTGTGGGTGCCGTCATCGGCGGCTGCGGCACTCGGATCTCATCAGCATTCGACGGGCGATATCGTCGGTCTGACGGCTGCGATCAGCGCGGTCGTCAACGCCGTGATCGGCGCGGCTCCGGGCGCGCTGGACACGCTCGACGAGCTTGCGGCGGCGCTTGGTGATGATCCCAACTTCGCCACCACAATCACCAACCTGATCGGCCTGAAGGCGCCGTTAGCGAGCCCGGCCTTCACCGGCACGCCGACTGCGCCGACGCAGGCAGTGGGCAACAACTCTACACGGCTAGCGACGACGGCCTTCGTCACCGCTGCTGTAGGCGCCGTTGAAGGCGTGCCGTCTGGTTTCATTATTCCGGGGGCGATGTCTACGGCGCCGGCCGGTTGGCTGAAATGTAACGGAGCCGCGATTAGCCGCACCACTTATGCGGCTCTGTTTCAAGCACTGGTTACCGATGCCGGCTATACGCAGCAAACATTTACCGTGTCGATCGCTTCGCCGGCTCTCTTCACAAAGGCCGGACATGGCTTTGTAGGCGGGGAACGGCTGCGTTTGAGCACCAATGGCGCCTTGCCAACGGGATTAAACACGACGACCGACTACTTCGTCATCTATGTCGACGCGAACACGTACAGGCTTTCGGCGTCTCAAATCACGCCGGCCGCCATCAATACGTCGGGCACCCAATCCGGAACACATACCTATCTTAGAAGCAATTGGGGTTTGGGTGACGGGACGACATTCAACGTTCCAGACCTTCGCGGCGTGCCGGTGCGCGGCTTGGATGACGGACGTGGTATTGATACCGGCCGGCCCCTCGGCTCGTTCCAAGCCGACCAGAACTTGGCGCACAATCACCCCATAAGCGATCCAGGGCACGCTCACGCAGGCATCCAATTTGCCGGCAATTCGGGTCCTACCGTTGGTTCTGGCGGTGGTCCTTTCTATGTTTCCGGTACTTCAGCTTCAGGTACCGGCATCACCATCCAGAATAGCGGCGGCACGGAAGCGCGAATGAAGAACGTCGCCCTGCCGTTCTTCATCAAGATCTAATCGGGGTTGACCATGAAAATTTTCCACTACGACCCCGATACGGGCATTCTCCTGGGCGAAGGGGTCGCCGACCGCGACCCGCTGGACAATCCACACGGGTTGCCAAATCTGCCCTGGCTGATCCCGGCCTTCGCGACCACCATGGTCCCGCCGGCGCATGCCGAAACAAAGCACCGCGTCTTTCGGGATGGGGCCTGGGGGTATGTGCCAATCGACGATCCGGACGAGGAACCTCTACCGGAGCCACTGCCGACCACTGGCGAGGTGGACACCGAACGCGACCGACGTATCACCGCCGGGTTCATCTTCGAGGGCGTCTTGTACCAGTCCGACAAAGAGGCACGCGAAAACATCATGGGCGCTCACAAGGCGGCTTCGGATGCGATGATGCTATTTGGTGCGCAGCCCGGAAATCTCGCGTGGCGGCAGCTTCTCGATCCCGGTGGGCCGGAAGTGTTCGAATGGATCGCATCAGACAATTCCCGCGTTCCGATGGATGCGCAGACCGTGCTTCGTTTCGGCTATGCAGCCCTGTCGCACAAGGCGAGCCATATCTTCGCCGCCAGCGATCTGAAGAGCATGGATCCGATCCCGTCAGACTTCGCCACCAATCCGGTTTACTGGCCAGCCGCCACCTGATACCTTGATGGCAGATCAAAAGCCGGGGCTGACAGCTGTCAGCCCCGGCTTTTTTGCGCGCGCATGTAGCTTGACCCCGGAATATGCACTTGCCCAGGGGATGGCTCTTTCATGGCTGGCACTACTGATTTCGTCGGCGTTCGCGTCTTCTCAGATCTGCGATCGACCGTCGCCAAAATCGATACGCGCGACAGCACCGTCATCGGCATGGTGCTTCCTGCGCCGCTTGCCGACAATGCCGCGTTTCCGCTCAATGAGCCGGTCCGGCTTTCGACCGAGGACACCGACCAGCTCGCGCTGCTCGGCGCCGGCCTTGCCCTCGACACCGTCTCGCAGATCAAGTCCGAGGGCATCGTCGCAGACATCGCCTTCGTCCGCGTGGCGCATTCGACGGCGTCCGTGCCGGCCGACAAGCTGGCGGCCGAGATCAACAATATCGTCGGCTCGGCCGGTGCCAAGACGGGCGTTTACGCGCTCCTGGAATCGAAAGCACATATCGGCCTTGAACCCGGCAGCATCATCGCACCGGGCTATATGGCCGACCGCACGGGCAACGTCGCCAATGCCGTCGCCACGGCTGCTGCGGTCGTCGCCGGCAAGCTGATCGACTGCATCGTCTTTGCCGATACTCCCGTCACCAACCGGGAAGCCGCCGCGACCTGGGCGGATGATTTCGCTACCGCGCTGAACGTCGTCGCTTGCTATCCGCAGGCTGTCGTCAACCTGGGCGCCGGCAACGTCACCCGGCCGATCTCGGCTCACTTCGCCGCTGCCATGGTCCGCCGGGACAAGGAAGTCGGCAATCCTTACAAGGCGTTCTGGAACCGTCCCCTGCAGGGCATTCTCGGACCCTCCGTGCCGGTCGGCTATACCGATGGCGAGATCACGTCCGACGCCAACTTCCTCAACCAGGCGGGCGTCGGCACTGTCATCGAGGGCAAGCTGCTCTGGGCGCCGTTCACCACGGCGACCGACCCGACCGTTGCCAGCTGGCGCTCTATCAAGAAAATCCGCACCCGCCGCGCCATCGAGAAGGCCATGCTTCGCCCGTTGCGCCAGTATCTCTCCGAGGACATCCATCCGGATGTCGTCTCGCTGATCTATCGCGCCTGCGACCAGTTCCTCTCGGACCTGAAGACGCTGAAGGCCCTGATCGATTACGAGCTGGTCTGGTCGAAGTCGATGAACCCGGCCTCGATCCTCGAAGCCGGCGCCCTGCGGGTGAAAGCCCGCTTCGCCGAAACTCCGGATCTCGTCGATCTGCAGATCTATGACGAGCCGATGCCGGAAGCTTTCGACGTCCTCGCTGCGGCGATCGCCGCCTCGCTTTCCCAGCTCGGCCTCAACGGCGTCCGTGTAACGGCCTAAGGAGAACAACATGGACCGCATCATCCGAGGCGCCAACTGGTACTGCCAGCAGACCAACCAGCGCCAGCGCGTCGACGAAACCACGCTGCCGGCGCTTTCCCGCGAAATGATCTCGATGGTCATGGGCGGCGGCTACTTCGGCATCGAGCTGCCGGCCGAGATCCAGCCGCTGACGGCCGAGATGACCGTCAACGGCGTGCATGAGGATCTGAAGAGCCGGTTCGGCCGGGAGCCGGGCGACTGGACCGAGCTGCGCTACTACGAGAGCCTGCTCAATGTTTTCCCGGCGAGCACCACCGGCGAAGTCGCGGCGGCCGGCGCCCCGCAGCTGACTGGCCGGATCGTCTTCATCAAGGGCCTTCTCAACGGCTTTGAACAGGGCGGCGTCAAGGGTATGAAAAGCTCCGGCGCAACCCGCCTGCGCTGGTCCTCGATCGTCCTCTACCACGATCTTTTCAACGGCCGGACGGTCCACAAGTTCGACGTCCAGAACAACGAGCTGATCATCGACGGCGTGAACTACACCGCCGAACATAATCGCATCATCGCGGCCTGATCGGCATCCAGGAGCGCGGCGAAGGCCGGTCGTCACGAGGGCGGCCGGCCATTTCTTTGAGGAGGCTTTGAAGCATGATTACTGCCCAGGTTAAGACACCGATGTCCAAGGACGATCCAACCGACATGAAGGTCGAGGTGATCCCACTGCCCCCGCCTGAGATGTGGGCCGAGCTGAACAATGCGCCGGCAGTCCCGACAACTGCCCCGGCTGCAGCGCCGGAAGTGGAAGCCAAAGTCGAGCGCCCGGAACACGTTCTCCAGTTTTCGGCCGAGACGCGGGAAAAGATCGTTCCTCTGCTGTTTCCGTTCCTCCTCGACGGCGCCGAGGTCGAGCGGGTTCGCGTTCGTCGCCTGACCCTTGGAGATGTGGACCGCGTGTTCGCATCGGCTGATTTCACGCTGTTCGACATCTACGGAATGATGACTGGCCTTTCGCCCGCCGTCCTTAGAGGCATGGATGACGACGACGCCGTCGCAGTAACGGGGGCCTGCTACGATTTTTTGCCCCGCAGGCTGAAGGTGGTTCCCGCATCAGGGGAGACCTCCGCAGGTGGCGAAGCTACGTCGCCAACGTCAAGGCCTACCTCCACTACCGACCAGAGATGAGCATGTGGTGGGACGAGCTTCTGCTTGAGAATGAAGAAGCGCGCCGCATCCATGCTGAAACGTACGGCATGCTTTATGCCGGCCTGACCAGGGGCACTAAATGAGCAACTTCGATGTCGGACTGAGGCTCCGCCTGGACTACCAGAAGCGCAATGCCGAGCAGGCCGAGCGCGACCTGAAGGACATCAAGAAAGCCGCTGACCAGCTTGGTCACACCAACGCCGGCAGCCTCGACCGGAAACTCGCCGATGTCCGTCGCGAGGCCGGCCGGGGCGAACAGGCGATCAACCGGCTGGGCCGCGAGGCGCGGCAGCTCAATTCAGCCAGTACCAGCCATCTCGATCGAGAGATCAAGCAGCTCGGAGCCACAAGCAGAACCGCGCACCGTGATCTGTCGGCGCTGCGACGTGAGGCCTCCAACCTCAGCCGTATTAAAACCTCGCCCCTCACTCAGATGGAGAAGCCCGCGAGCGCTCTCAACACCACGATGGGACTGCTCGCATCGAGCGCGGGCGGCGCGATCGGAGCGCTTGCCGCCTTTGCGTCCGTCGATAACATCGTGCGAGGCCTAGAGCGCGCGAGCGAGAAGTTTCGTGAGCTGAACCGCGCGGCAACTGACGTCGCGATCACCTTGGAGATGGCAAGTCCCGAAACCGTCGCCAAGATTTCGGAGTCGAATGAACGGCTCGGCATCCGCTACGGAAAGCCACAAGCCGAGGTCAATTCGGCCCGACAGCGTTACGCCGCCTCGGGCATCGGCCTGCAGAGCCAAGAGGCTATTCTCGATCCCACGATGAAAGCGGCTATGACCTACCGCACCGAGGGTGAAACCATCGCAGATGCGATGATCGCTGCGAAACAGAACCTGAAAATCCGTGACAGCGAGGTTCCGGCGGCACTCGACATGATGGCGAAGGGCGCCAAGTTGGGAAGCTTCGAAGTCGGCGCAATGGCCAAGAACTTTCCCTCGCTCGGCGCCTACATGGCCGGTGCTGGGCGAACGGGCTTGAACGGTTGGGCCGAATTGATCGCCATGAGCCAGGTGGCTCGGACTACGTCGGGAAGTGAGGATGAGGCCGCGACCAACCTCAGAAACTGGCTTTCAAAGCTCTCCGCACGTGAGACCGTTCAGAACTTCGACAAAAAAGGCATCGATCTGGAGAAGGTCAAAAAGCAGGCCGAAAAAGACGGCAAGTCTTACCCCATGGCTGTCCTCGATGAGGTCATGAAGTCGACCAAGGGAGACGAGTTCCGGATCAACGAGCTGTTTGGCGATCAGCAAGCATTTCAAGCGCTAAAGCCGCTCCTTGATAACCGCGCTCTTTTTGATCAATTTCTCAACTCCATCCGGAACGACAGCGCGGGCAGCGTTGACGAAGATTCGAAGGATGCTGCAAAGACGCCATATGAGCAGGCCGCTAGACGCAATGCCGCGATGGAGGCAACTGGGGTCAAGGCGGGCGAGGTATATGATCGCATCATATCGCCCCATGCCGACCGTGCGGTCCGCTTGATCAGCCCCGAGTTCGATCGGCAACGGACGATCGAGGAGGAGCCGGAACGTCTGCGCGAAACCGCTGCAGTGCGCCTGCAGATGGAAAACGAGGTTCTGCGTCTGCAGGGCGCGCAAAAGGATTCCGCCGATGGTGGCGCCGCTGTGGGTCCGGCGATTGCGCGTCTGAAAGCCCAGATCCAGACGCTCCTTGAGGAAGAGGCGGCGATCATCGAGAACGCCCGCAATGCCCGCGCCCAGGACGTGAAGCCCGAAACCGACAGCGGTGACCTCGGTAAAAGTACGGGGAAAATAGCCATTCCTACTGCACGGCCGATCGAGCAGCAGCTTGGCAAGGACATGTCCGGAGCTGCCGCGACGTCGATGGACGGTTATATCGAACAGTTGAAGGTCGAAGGCGGAAAGGCCGAGGCCGAGGCGCAGGGCATCGCCGAGCGCATCAAAGCTTGGCTCGGCTTCACGGTCAGCCCGACAATATCGCCCAATTTCGTGCCGCCGACCACCGCGCCAGCAGCCGGCGGCGGCGAAAAACAGTCTTCAATCGCGCCGGTCACCAATAGCAAGGTGACCCAATATATCAGCTCGCCAAACTCGAAGATGGCGGGCCTCAGGGCACGGCGCGAGCAAGGCCGGGCGATCCGCCTCGCCATGGCCGGCGCCTACGATGATTTGGGGACCAGGCCGGCATGAGCGTCTTTCAACCCAACGGCGCCTTGCTCTCGATCGGCGGCGCCATTCTCTACACGATCGGCCTCAACCCGCAGCGGCTTTCCTATTCCAGCGAGGCCCGTTTCCCCGCTCACCCGATCGCCGCTGGCATGACGTACCAGAAGACAGGTCCGGGGGCCGAGACGGTCACCATCGAGGCGAAGACCCTGCCGCATGTGTTCGGCGGCCTGGATGCCTACGCGATCCTGAAGGCGCACCATCGATCGCAAGCGGCGGTCCCGTTCATCCGGTTGCGAGGAAACTACCTCGGCGAAGCCAGCGGCCTTTGCGTCATCGAGACGCTCGATAGTGACGAGGAGCGCCTGCACCCGTTCGACGGCGTTGGCCGCGAAGTCGAGGTGACGATCGGGTTGATCATGCTGCCCGCGTCCCTGGGCGGCTTTGCCAGAAACCTGATCACCGGCATCGGAGGCCTGCTGTGACCACCTATACCGTTGCCTATGGCGGCGAGCGCCTCGATCGTATTGCTCGCAAGACATTGCAGACAGAGCAGCAGGGCGCGGTTGATGCCATCCTCCAGGCAAACCCCGGTCTGGCGGCGGTTGCGTTCTCGGGTGTGGTGGACGCCGACACGGTGATCCAAATCCCGGAGAATTTCGCACCGGCGCCGGCCGAGACCTTCACTCTGGCTTGGGAGTGACATCATGAGGAAGCCTGCCGTTCGCATCATCGGGCAAGGTGGAACCGACCTTATTCCAGGTTGGCTTCAATCCCTGAACCGTGTGTCCTTCACGGACAATGATGGTGGTGATGCCGACGATCTCGAAATTGAGTTTGCGGTGTCCGCTCCGTTCCCTGCCAGCCCTGCGGAAGGCACCCGCTATCAACTGTTCTACGGCTGGGAAGGTGGGCCGCTGCGAAACGGTGGGCAGTTCACCTATCAGAGCGACAGCCTCACCGGCGATGCCGAGAGTGGCTATCTGATGAACGTCGTCGCCCGATCGGCCGACTTCGTAGATGCGGACAAGGCCTCCGATACGGAGCATTTCGAGAAGACCACGGTCGGCGAGATCGTCAACCAAGTCGCGTCGAAGACCGGAAAGACCGCCATCGTAGACCCTGAGATCGCGTCGATCGAGATCCCGTATCGGCTTCGGTACAATCAGTCGGCGGTCGGCTTTGTCAAAGAGATCGCCGAGGAGTTTGGCGGAACACTCAAGCTCGCTGGCGGCAAGATGCTGATGCCCAAGCGGAGCGGCGGAAAGAGCGCTTCCGGTCAGGAGCTGCCGGCGATCGCCGTCACCTTCAACCAGGTCATCTCCTTCGAGATCTCGTCGGAGGGGCGTGGCAAGTTCAAGGACGTCGAGGCACCGTATTTCGACCCGATGGAGGGCGTTCAGAAGCTCTCGAAGGCGGCCGGCATCGGCGACTTGTCCCGGTTCCTCGGCCTCCATCCGGCTCGCTCGGCCGAGGAGGCCAGCCACGCCAGCAAGGCGCAGGCGGGCGAACTTGGGCGAGGCACGATCTCGGGCAGCGTCACGATGGAGGGCAGCGACGGGGCGATGGCGGGAGCGCCTGTGAGCCTTTCGGGGTTCGGGGCAAGCCGGGATGGCCTCGACCTGGTCGCGTCCTCGATCCAGCACGAATGGAGCTTCGACGAGGCAGGCGGATGGTTGATGACGATCGAACTGGCGAACAAGAAGCAGGGGGCCAACAGCGCGTAATTCCTGCCGGTTAAACCGGGCGGCCAGGGTGCGTTAACACCCAAGCGACGGGCCTTAGTTTGGCGACCAGACCCGTCCGACAGCGTTCTTACACAACCGTCGCACCCGTACCCTGCAGGGCCGGGCTTGTGTGACTGAGTCGTGAGCTTTTTGACATGGTGAATTTCCGGCCGATCGAGCCGACCAATCCCGCTGCCCCTTACATCGGCGGCAAACGCATCTTGGCGAAAAAGGTCATCCAGCGGATCAATCAGATCCCGCATGATGCCTATGCTGAACCATTTGTCGGCATGGGAGGCGTATTCCTGCGCCGTAACCAGCAGCCGCGGATGGAAGTGATCAACGACATCAACGGCGATGTCGCCAACCTCTTCCGTATCCTACAGCGGCACTATCCGCAGTTCCTGGACACGCTCCGTTTCCAGATCACGTCCAGGCGCGAGTTCGATCGGTTGGCCCGCACCGACCCGTCGACTCTGACTGACCTAGAGCGCGCAGCGCGCTTCCTCTACCTTCAGCGCCTGGCCTTCGGCGGGAAGGTGCGAGGGCAGAATTTCGGGGTGTCGATGCTCGGCGGGCGCTTCAACCTACTGAAGCTGGCGCCGCAGCTCGAAGAGATCCACGAGCGCATGGCAGGCGTCGTCATTGAGAACCTGCCGTGGCAGACGCTCATCGAGCGCTACGACCGGCCGCGCACGCTCTTCTACCTCGACCCGCCCTATTGGGGCAGCGAGGACGATTACGGAAAGTCGGTATTCAGCCGGGCCGAGTTCGCAGAAATGGCTGACGCTCTCGGCCGGCTGAAAGGCCGGTTCATCCTCTCTTTAAATGCAGCTCCAGGCGTCTTTGAAACCTTCTCAAAGTTCCAGATCGAGGAGGTGGACTGCACTTATTCAGTGGCCGGTGGCGGGCATGGCAAAGCGGTCAAAGAGGTGGTGATCTCAGGTCCGTCTTAGGGTGAGATGGCTGGTGCAACCGAACGGGGCGCTACGACTGCGGTGTCCCGATTTCCAGCTCCTTCGCGATAACGCGATCGCAGTAGTGCCTCAACCTAAACAACATCGCTATCTCGTCGCGGCTCAGCTGATCTTTGCCCCGATGCACGATTTTTGACCGCACCTGATAGATCAGCTTCAATTCACCCATGATCTCCTCCCTTTCATCGTGAGATTTCCCGATGAGGAATGCGCAGCGATTGCGTAGAAGGGAACCGATGCTCGCCTCGTCGTCACCTTGCTCACCGAGTAAGATCTCTAAGCAAACCATGGCCTGCACGAAGGCGAGAAGATCACGATTGTTAGCGAGACTATCGAACAACCAGGTGGCGGCAAGCTGTAGCCGACGTGCGGCCTTGGTTTCCGAGAAGCCGGACATACACATCCGAATGCCGTACTGATTGACTTGGTCGAAGAGACCAGGTGTCTCGCGTAGCATGCCGCCGACGTCATTGATCCCGACCTTCGGCAGAAGGCGTCTGAATTCCTCGTCTAGGGTGTGGCTTCTTAGAAACCTCCAGCCGCCACCGACTGCCTCATGAACGAGAAGCTCTGCAGTCGGCGGGAGGGGCACATATAAAAAATTCACCTTCAGTCTGCCGACCGCCAGGAGGAATGCTATGAAAGCTTTAAGTCGCGCCTCGGCCTTTAGAAGTGCAGCTCCTTTGTCAAAGACCCCCACAAATCCATCTATTTCAGTCTGAAAAAGCAGCCTCCCCACTGGAAGGATCTTGGCGTCGCTGAACAGCATGCCCATGAGGCTTAGTCCGTCGTTATCTCGGCGCTTATTGCCTGAGGTTAAGGAGAAAGCCGTCTGTAGCTCTTCAGACACCCTCACTAGGCGTGACGATCGAGAGATCGCGAGCTCGTCGATTTGGGCTGGAAGAAGACTTGTGAGGTTCTCTGGCAGGATGAATGTGATCGTGTAACGCCAGGGCAGACTTTCGAAGTCTGACAATAGCTGCTGCGCAAGGTCACCACTCTTCGTGAAGTGAGGGAGGTCCGCAACTCGCCCTTCCGCATCTTTATCGAACTCATAGTTGTCACGGAGCTGCAGTGTCAGGTGCTCGGTTACGAATTGATAGAACGGGTTTTCGCCAACCGATTCGATAAGGTGCTCAGCAACCTCCTTCCTTTTTCGTACTTCTCTGTCGAGTTCCAGAAATGGGTAGGTCGACTGACGATCGAGAAACATCCCATTCACATAGCGGATTTCTTTGGCTAACGGTCGGAGCTTCTCCAACAAGATAGCCCTGTATTTATCATTCAGTGAAATCGCCAT